CGCTTCACTCTAGTCTCCTCTGCAAGACAAGAAAATTAAGCTTTCTGCAGTTACGCCGCAGGGCGAAATGGACTCGTCTCAGAGAGCGACTCTGGATAACCTAGTACGTGGGTATCACACGAATTGCTGCATTTGTAGCAAAAAGGGCCAGCGCTGTCAAGCGCTGGCTAAGGGAATACTAACACTTAGGTGGTTTGGGCGGCTTTTTCGACTTGGTCATACTGTCTCTCCTTGAGCAAATAGCCTTCCAGCTCCCACACCTTGCTAACGGCGTCTTCAAACGCGTATTTTTCGCCGTCAGCCTTGTTGAAAGTCCGTACATCGACGCACGCAGACTTTCCAATCACCGTAAAACCATTCTGAAGCGTCAGCTGGCAGATCGTAGTGCGGTAGTCACTGAGAATTGTGTACTCAGACTTGGCTATTTTGGCGTAGATGTCAGCAATCGTCAGTGATTTCTTTTGATCTGCCTGTGTGAAATTAAACCTGGGCTGAATAGAATTTATGTACCACATGATTGCAGCTTCAAACGGCGAGGTTTTGTCGAACATAACGTCATCAAAATAACGCCCGCCGATCGCAGTGCCTATAGCGATCTCAACCCACGTGTCTGTAACCGGGTCGTGACATCTCATATCGTGTCTCCGCGCATCTTGGCCAGCTGCTCTTCAGACAGAGCTGAAAACTCCTTGTACGACATCTTCATGATGGCGTCCGGGCCTGGACCACCAGCTTTGTCAGAGTCAAAACCAACCTTGTTAGTGACCGGGGGCTGCTTGGCAACCACCACCGCGTTGCGAGTCTTGGCGTCTTTGACACGCTGCAGGCCTTTGTCAGACACCTGCGCCTCGCTGGTGGGTGCGGCGGCGGAGCCCAGCACGTACTTAACAGCTCGTGAAATCGCCATGCTGGGCGGAAGCCCCTGCGACATCAGCCCTTTGTGCAGCGCCAACACCTCAGTCACCACCTCGTTGTCGTACTCAGTGGAGTCCGGGTCGATCTGAGGGTACTTAGCCTCAAGACTGGAGATCGTGGAGTCGTACTTGATCTCTTCCTTGGCCGCGTCTTTCGCTGCCAGCGACTCCAGCCGCGCCTGCTCGTTGTACATGGCACGTTCGAGCTGGCGCATCTCTCCGCGCAGCTTGGTAGCCTCCTTGGCCTCACCATCCATCAACAACTGGGCGTACTTCTCCTCCATCTCACCCAGCCGTGTTTCAGCTGCCTGGAAGTCCTCAGCCAGCTTGCCGCGCTGATTCGAAGCCTCAAGCTCCTTGATCTTGGCCTGATATTCAGCCTCACGCGCCTTGGACTTCTCAATCACCTCGCGGACGCGCTCGTTGGCGGTCTGCTTGTGCTTCTTGGGCGGTGGAGTCTCTTCCTTGACCTCCTCCTTAGCCTCTTCCTCCGCTTCTACTTCTTCCTCAGCTTCTACCTCAACTTCAGTCTCGGGTTCAGCCTGAGCGTCTGCTTCAGGCGTTACGGCCTCTGGCAGATCGTCACCACGATCCACCGGTCCGGGGAGGTCACTACCATCATCACCTGCCGGTGCGCGGAACTGACCAAATAACTTCATGTAGAGGTTCACTCTGATTCTCCTGTCTGGTTGGGTTGTTGTGCTGCGTAGAAATCTTTCACCTTCTGTGCCTGTAGCTTCTGCTGGTCCATCTGCTGCTGTGTCTGGAGCTTCATCTCAAGCTCACGCTCCTTGAGCTGCAACTCACGCTCCTTGAACTCAAACTCCTTGGCCATCTTCTCCAGCTCCAGCTGGTGCTTCTCCTGCGCCATCTGCATCTCCATCTGCATCTTGGCCATCTCACCGCCGTTATCACCCTGCGCAGCCTGCTGCGCCTGGGCCTGCTTGAGCTGTGCGTCAGCCTCAAGCTTGGCGGCTTCACCCTTAAGCTTGACAGTCTCCAGCTGCTGCATCAAGTTCTGCAGCTCCTGCGCCTGCTGAGCCTGCGGGCTGTTCTTCTGCTCCTCCATCTGACGAGCTATGTCAGACTTGTGAAGGAGTCGTGAATTCTCAAGCAGAGTAGCGTCAGGAATCGGCAAACCGAGTTCCTTGAGCTGCACAGCCTGCTGGAACTGCGAGTCTTCGAGCGTCTCGCGTACTGGTGTGCTAGTAACGACAACATCATACTCCCCAAGTGTGAGGTCATTCAGCAGCTCGCCAGTCTCTTCATCCTGCTGGTTGATGCCGACCTCCTCTGTTTCTCCTGTCATCCGGTCTTTAGTGACGTTGACGACGCGAGGCTCTGTGTAGTACTCCTGAATCAGGTCAAGAATCACGCCAGCCAGGATATGATCTGATCGATTCAGACTATCCGTGATGTTGGCGTTGCTGATAGACCCACGATTCTGGTTCAGTGCAACAGCTTTGGCGCTTACATCTTCGCGAGCCTGACCTGTCTGGTAATCAGAGACGCCAGAAATCGTCTTGATGTGCTCTTCGGCCTTGTACGTGATCCGGTCCAGACCCTGAGGAGTGGGGTTAGGCTGGATCTTGGCGACTCCCGCCATGTCGTCGACTTCCAGAACCAGACCGGTCTCAGCTCCGCGCTGCTCCAGCTCTTCCAGAGACATGTTCCGAAGCGCGCCGCTCTTAACCGTCCAGCCGGAGTTGGCGGTAGTGTTGATAACGTGTAGCTCCTGGGAACTGACCTTGTTAAGAAGCTCCTGAGGGCCAATTAAGTTCTCCACCAGACCCAAGGTCTGAGCGTTTCTGAAATGCGGGAAGTACGGCACGATAGTGAAGTGCTTGTACGGACTGAAGTCGTCGTGCAGCACGCAGTTATCTGCTGTCACTGTCCAGCGAATGCGTCGAGTCAGCTTCTTGATGACCTGCAACCTGAACTGATCGCGCACAGCTGCGATCTTGTCTCTACTCCAGTTGTCAGGAATCGCTCGTGTGTCACCTGTAGTCTGATCGAAGAAGTGCTTCTGCTTGTCCAGCATGCGGTGCTGGCGCTCAATCACGCGCACCTGCCGCATCACCTGCGACTCATCCGTCACGCCCTGGTAGTAAGACCGACCTCCGAAGCGAGAGCCGAACCTGTCACGCGCAAAATCAATCGAATCGAACCCGTACGGGAAGAAGCTACCTGCCCGATTGCGCAAATAATCAGCATCGTCCTCGTTGTACAGCACCGCGACATCATCTGCGGTGATCCACTTCGTGTGAATCACATCCGCCCAGCTGTCGGGGTTGTACTCTTCAGCGTCTGGATCAATCAACACGTTCTTCGGGTTGAGCCGCAGAATGCGGATGTCACCCTGCATGTTGTCGTTGAAGTCCATGCGCACGTCGTAGAAGCCACGGCTGGTAATCACACCATCCGCAAACACATCACTCCGCACCCAATCCAGCATGTTGTCCTGACTGATGTACTTGAACAGCTTCGTCAGCGCGTCTGCGTTACCACTCGGAGCACCTGATCGTGGCTGGAAACTGATCTCACTGCGGTTGAACAACTGATCACCAAGCACATTGTTGATCGTACTCATGATCTTGTTGATCGTCAGTGCCGGTCTCCGCTGCGCTTTGAGCAGCGCCAAGTCCTTGTCATCCCACTGCAGGCCCCGGAAGAACCGGTTGCACTGCTCCGCCTTGGCGATGTAGTCACTATGCCCGTTGTCTCTGACAAACTGGAACCTGTACCACTGTTTCGTGCTTATCTCGGTGTCAACTGGCATAGTGCGCCTTACGCTAGAAACTTCAGTTTGTAAGCTGTCTGGTTGCACAGCATCACGATCAGGTCAATCTGAGACTGACACTGTGAGCTGTCACACACCTTCTTGCGGTTCGCGCCGATCCACGACGCCAAGCCATTTACCAGAGCCAGCGCGTTGGGCGGGTTCTTGTACCCATCCGGGTGCTCGTTCAGCAAGGTCATGTACTCGCCCTGGTACATCTCGGCAAACGCGTCGGTCAAGTCCACGATCTCGTCGTAAAAATCGTGCAGCGCCATGTGCTCCGAGTAAGACTTCGATTTGAGGTGCAGCACATGCGCCGCTGTGCGGCTGTGAAAGCAGCGCATCACCAGCTCTGCGGCTAACTTGTGGTCTGACATACACTCACTCCTGTCACTTACGCGGCCATGTGACCGACTTCGACGCCCATTATGCCACTAATCTTCTCTTTCCACGACTTCAGCGTGGAATTCTGAGGGGCGTCGACTTTAGGTGGTGCCTTGCTGGTAATCATGTTGCAGTTCCACGCCAGTGAGTCGACGATGTCGTCATGGTCACCTGCCGGAAACCTCAAAAACTCGCGCTTGAGCGGTATCAGCCAGTCAGCCTCCTGAAACACCACACGCCCCTGCTGCATGCGCCCCTGGAGCGCCCTGGCCCTGACCAGCTTGTCAGTCAGCGGCTTCAGCACCTCATACGGCGGAAACACCCCACGTTCTGCACACCTCTGCTTGAACACCGGCTCTATGGCGCGCCAAATCTGACCATCCTCAACCCCCAGCGCCACAGGTGTATCCGGGTAGAGCGTCCACTTCTGGTAAAAATTCAGCATCTCCTCGATGATCGTGAACGTATCGCCCTTGAACCTCACCACGTCCAGCACGTGCAGGAAGTTATTCTCGTCCTGCAGGATCGTCGAACCTACGGTGTAGTCATTCTGCTGCTTCTCCCCGATGGCGTAGTCCCACGCCTGATACAAGTGCCGCTTGCGTATCTGAGGCATGCTCGGCTGAGTCCTGAACCACTCAGTCTTGAAATACATGCCCTCGTCCGGCACGGGATTCTGCTGGTAGAGAGCCGACCAGATGCGCGGGTGCATGTTGGCCCTGTAGTTCTCCAGCATCTTCGTCGAGTAGCGCTCTGGGTGCAGCGCCGCTCCTGCCAGCCTGAGCAGCTTGGCACCCTCTGGCACGTCCTCGCCCTGCGTAGTGGGGCGGAACAAGTCACCCTCCTGCGTGAGGTACTCGTCAAACTCAGCCAGCGCTGGGTACTTAATCACCACAAACTGATCACCACCAGCCACGTCGCGCATCTGCTTCTGCAGCCGCCCTGCCAGATCGTCGTCGTTCCACCACGTATTGTGACTTACCAACCCGTTGGCGATGAAGTTCTCAGTGCCCTCTACCTGAAGGTCGAAAACTTCTTCAACACCGCACTCCTCAACACTGACTATCGGGTCCAGAATGAAGTCTGAGGTACGCAGCAGCGGCAAGTGCAACGGACTCAGATCCAAGATGTCCGATTCCTGCATTACAGTTGTTGCAGAGCAGCCCCCTGACTTTTCCGGTCTCGTGGCAGTGGTCGACAGCAAGTCGCTCTTTCCAATGACCAGGATTTGCCTCCTGCGAGCTCTTTCCACAAATCGCACAAACACCGCCTTGAGCCTCGACCATGCGCTCGTAGTCCTCGACAGTAATCCCGTAGTTGTACTTGAGCTTGGCGCTTCGTCGCCCATCCTTGTCCAACGCACTCGGTGACCTGTGGCCGTCAGCCCACTTACGCTTTCCGTAGTGAGACTGACAGAGTCCTCGACAGACTGCTGGCTTGTCACACACATCTTCCGAGCACGTAACGCCTCGCCACTTGCCCCACTGTCCTTTAGCGCCACGATTCTCTGTGCTGTAGTCAGACTTCTTGCTCTCATCCATTTCAGGTCACTCCCAGTATCAACCAAGAACGGGTGCCTCCCGTTCGACCTGACAATTTTACCTGATTTTGTAGTGATTCTCAAGATAGAATCACTACCACTGGCCTTGACGGCGCTTACAGCAGCTGTGGAAAGTGCTCCCTGCCAGTATGTAGCAACTCTATCTCCAGCCTTGACGCTTTCAAGACGCCGCTCGGTGCCGTCAGCCATCAGCACCGGCGTATCTCCAGTCATGCACTGGATAATCAGCACACCTCCACCAGGACTAAGCCGGGTGTACGCCGTAGACCAGTACCAATCCCACAGGCCGTCGCGCACGGTAGAGCTGTCCGACTCCTCCATGTTCTTGATCGGGTCATCAATAATCAGTACGTGCGCACCTT